AAAACCAACTTTTAATAATGGGAGAAAAAATTACAATTAACATGTCAGAGGGCGGGGATGATATAACATTTATCCTGAATGAAAATGCGCGTGGCCCAGCTGGTAGTGATGCCGAAGTAACTACCGCCAACGTTCGAGCCGCAGGTGCATTGATGGACGACGAGGTTGACGCAGACATCAAAACGCTTTCATTGCCTGCCAACACCACGATTAGCACGTTTGGAGCATCGTTAATTGACGACGCAGCGGCATCGAACGCAAGAACCACGCTAGGACTCGGCACGGCAGCAACGCAAGACAGCACGGCATTTGCGCCGATTGCTAATTACGCTCTATTAGACGCAGCGGGGACTTTTGAGGAATTGATGGATTTCCAAGCTGGCGTTACTAATGGCGCCGGTGGTGGAACCAATTTCATACCAGCTGCAGCAGGAACGCTTATTAACAGCGTGGATAGCCGGCTAACAGATGACCGCTCACCAACCGCAGCAGGACTAGCCGCGAAGATCACCGCCGCAACCAGCAAAGCCACGCCAGTAGATGCAGACGAAATCCCGCTCGCAGACAGCGCGGCATCGTTCGGGCTGAAAAAGCTGACATGGGCGAATCTAAAGGCAACGGCTAAGACTTATTTCGATACGCTCTATGTCGCCCTAACAGGAAACCAGACGATTGCAGGAGAGAAAACATTTTCAAGCAAGCTTACTGTAAGCGCAGGAGGGATGTTGGTAACAGGAGATTCAACACCCCTAACATCAAATCCCGGTGGATATAGTGCATTCGTTGGCTATCAATCTTTTGCGTCGGGATGGGCAGGAAGCGGATTTAGCGTATCTTATCCAACACTAGCTCCATTCGGCATGGTTGTTGGCGGCGATGGTGCTGCGTATTTCGGCGCGCCAGAAACTAACGCGGTTTGGTTCCGTGCATCTGGATCAGGAATTAGAACATATGGCTCAAATTCATTCTCTGCTAACGCTGGCACATGGGACGGTGCGACATTATACACCACAGGCACAATCGAACTAGGGCACGCATCCGACACAACCCTGAGTCGCTCCGCAGCGGGAAAACTTGCCGTCGAGGGTGTTGATGTGGTCTTAGCAGCAGGAAATCAGACGATTGCGGGAGTTAAGACTTTCTCAAATAATACTGTAATAAGCGGGCAACTAGATGTAGGCGCAGCAAACACCAGTAATTCAAACATCAGAACAGGTTCATTAGAAATGCAGCCTTATTCTTTGAATAATGCGTTCTTGATGGAGAACGTATATTTTGACGGAAGCGGTTTTAAATATCGGAACACAGGCGCGGCTGGAATGTTTTATTTCTACGGCAACGAAGGGCAATTCAGGTTTTACGCATCAGGAACAGGTGGCGCCGCTCTTTCAAACTCTGGAAACAATGTCCAATTCAAAGCAAACGCAGACGGCACGGTTGCAATCGGCGGAACGATTTTGGCAGCACCGGGCGATTACACGGGGGCGACACTAAAAGCACTTCCATCGGGAAACGTGGAAATCGCATCTACTCTCACAGTCGGCGGCACAAACACATGGAACGGCAGCACGATCACAGGAGCGCAGGCTTTCAGTTCCACGACCCGTCCGACAAGCAGCGGCACGGGGACTCCAGCTAGTAATAGTTTGATTACCCGCGAAGATGGCGATTTTAGATTTAAACTCGGAGCCGACACCGTATTAAACGGCATGGCATCTGAGTGGGTGGGGACAACGACTGGAAGCGGATATAGCAGCTTCTCAATCGCACAAATAAACATTGGAACAGGCGCAACCACTGGATCATCTAGCCATTTCAGATTCGGCACAAACTATCCAAACATTTTTACGCCTAACGATACAAACTCATTAGGCTTTGAATTTTATTCTCAGTCTTGGGTTATTCGATTTAGGGTAGGTCTTAACTCGGTTGGCGCAGATACTGACTGTTACATTGTATGTGGATTAGCTGTTTCCAGCACAAGCACAAGTCAACCAGCCGCAAAATCATTCGGCTGGAGGATTCATAATGGCGGTCTTTATGCGTTCGTTCACAATGGTTCGACATATAGCGAGTCAGCATCATCCCTGAATGATATGGGCGCAGAATCTGCGAATACGGCACATACTTTGATGATAATATATGAATCACCTAATCTTAAATTTTATTTAGATAACACGCTCGTTGATACCATTACAGCACCAGCCGATTCTACGGGCAACAATACAGCAAATATCAGCGGGTGGGTTTTGAATGAGACCACAACCAACAATGTAGACCTTCGGATTCTCGGCAACATCTCATATTCAGTTCTATAAAAGCATGATACCAAAACTAACAACTCTCGACCAAGTAACCATCCAAGGAGCGGAAGCAGCGCATCACCTAGCCGCCACGCTGAAAGCAGGATGGGAGCAAGTATGGAATCGCTCACCAGAAGTGGTCGCGGCAGAGCTTAACGCCGACCTTGCGAAGTCAACCGCGATCTTCCAACTCAACGCGCAAACAGCCACGGCAATCAACGCGATCCTCGACTCAGTAGATGACGAGCGATTCACGGCTCGCGTCCCGACTTCGATGCCGAGCGGATGGGAATTAGGCGAAGCTGGCTTTATCTACACCGCGCCCGAACCAGAGGAAATCTAACGCCATGATCGACCCAGAACAAGACGACGAAGAGTGGGGCGAGGGAACTGGCAGCCCGTGCGACAGAGCTATCGACTTCTTTGTCGGCATCGGCTGGGTATTAGCCACCATCGCCCTGTCTTACTTTCTAACACGTTGAAAACAATGCAAGAACACTCGCTCACTCATACCTTAGTCAATGGCGCACTCGGAATGCTCGCTAGTTTTTTAGCCGTATTAAGCTCGTTTCAGGAACAGTTGGAATACGGCGTGAGAATGACGGGCGCATTGATCGGGTGTTTGGTCGGTATCATCACGCTTTACAATCTGATCAAGAAGAAGAAATGAGCCCACATCATTCCAACGATTCAGGCTTTATTAACCTAATCATTTTACTAGCGATTATCATTTCACTGATACTGCTTTACCACGTCACAAAATGAGCAACTTTTTTCCAAATGACGCGCAGTTTAAGAAAGTCGGAAATAAAAACGGCTCAATGATAATTGGAATCACCGCGCCATTTTGTTATCTCTCGAGCAAAGGAACTATTTTTGTCCCTGCTGGTTTTCGTAGTGATGGTGCATCTATACCACGGATTTTCTGGTCGATCTTCTCGCCATTTAACGGGGATTACTTCGACGGGGCTTTGATTCATGACTTCCTTTATTCCAAGGATTCGACCGCAGATTATCCAGATTTCACCCGTGCTGATGCTGACGAGATATTCAAAGAGGCGATGTTTAATCTTGGAGTCGGCTGGGTCAAACGGGAAACCATTTACCGAGCTGTCAGACTTGGCGGCTGGGCTAGTTACAAGAAGTCATTTTCAGCGGATAAATAACATGAAAACAAAACTCATAATCATAGCCGCAAGCCTAACTATTTCTGGCTGCAATTTAACCGTCTCACCAGATGGCACTCGCCACTGGTCAATCAACGGCGAAGTGGCACGGGCGATAATCATTCAATCTACGAAATAAATGACCGACCCATACACAGAAACCGTTAGGCTAACCTTCAATAGAGGTGGCCAGATAAGCCCTAAATTCATAATCCTGCACCATACGTCAGGAAATTATGAAGGATCGGTTTCATGGTGCTTAGATCCCAAGAGCAAGGTTTCGTATCATTACATCATCGACCCAAAGAACGGAAAAAGAACACAGCTAGTATGGGATAGCTCAAGGGCTTGGCACGCAGGAGTTAGTCAATGGAATGGCTTTAATAATCTCAACGCCCACAGCATAGGAATCGCTTTTGACCGCGATACAAACACCCGCACCCCATCAGATGCCGAAATTGATTCATGCGCCCACAAGTGCATTTATCTGATGGACAAATTCAAGATTGGGATAGATGGCATTTTAACCCACGCGATGATTTCACCAGGTAGGAAAAACGACACGTCCGAAGAGACGCATGAGCTTGTGATTGAGCGGATAAAAGAAATCAGCAAACTATAAGCGACAGATAAAACCGATCATATGACCGCTAAAATACCTAAATCAGTGGAAATCGGCGGAAGGATAATCGGTATCATTGTCGAGGAAATGGAATCGTGGGGAGAGTATCGGTCGGATGATAGGCAGATTGTTCTATCTCATAAAGCCATTGCATCCGAACGGGCGATGATTGAGACGCTAAGGCACGAGATGGTTCATGCGGCTTTGGACATAAGCGGGTTGTCTCACCTAAAAGATTTCCCAGAAGAATCCATCGTGCGGGCTTTGGACTCATTGTTTCACGAATCATGGGAATCCGTCAGGGAATCTATAACCGAATAAAATTATGAGCTTCAAAAAATTCATCATCGCAGCGGATAACCACGGCTCACTTATCCACAAGGAATCCATGCAAAAGCTCATGGCATTCAAGGAAGCATGGAAGCCAGCGGTTTCTGTATGCTTAGGGGATTTGTGGGACTTCGCGCCATTACGGGGCGGAGCTGGCGCAAGTGAGAAAGCGGGCGGGCTATCTGAGGACTTTCAAGCCGGTATTAAATTTCTTGATGATTTCAAGCCTAACTTGCTCACACTTGGGAATCACGATGACAGAATCTGGCAAATGGCACGAAACGTAGCTGACGGCACTTTACGCGAACATTGCCAAGGTCTTTGTGATTCTGCTGAAAGACATTTTAAGCGACGTAAAATCACTTGGATTCCCTACAAGGTCGGCGCGTATCTGACGTTACCTGATAGCAAAGTAAAACTGATTCACGGATTCCACAGTGGGGTCAATCCAGCTAAGATGCATTACGAACGATACGGCGAATGCGTCCACGGTCATGTCCATGCACCGAACCAATACACCGCCAGGCATATCAACGGCGGCGAGGCTCATTCTATTGGTTGTATTGGAGATATTGACCAGATGGAATATGCCGACAGACATACTGCAAAATTAGGATGGCGACAAGGTTTCGCATACGGAATTATCAACACCAAAACAGGAGACACAAAACTATGGCATGTAACCAAAGAAGGGGACACTTGGATAAGTCCACAAGGAATCATTTAAGCGCACTTGACGCATACATCGCAGAGCAAGCAGAGGCCAACAAGCCGAAGCAGCCAGATGAATTTACGCTGTTTGAATTTGGCGAAAAACTAAAGGCTGCTGGCGTGGTTAAATCAGAGAGCGCACTAAATCAGCAGCTTAAAAGGATGATGGAAGAGAAGATCATCACATCACGAAAAATGGGCGAGGGCAGAGTTAAACGGCTTTATAAATTCCTATGAGCCGATAAAGCTCGGTAATCGGCTCATTTCTTATCATATCCAAACCGATATGAATACTTTTTGCTGATTTTCTTATCATTCAATCCTAAGTTTTGACCGTTTCGTAAGTCATTAAGCGGGTTAGTGTAACACGTTTGATACATTGTGTAACATCAACCCGACTTTAAATCCACGCGCCTAAATTAAAGTTTTCGGCGTTTTCTTTAATTTGGGCTTATT